GTCTGCCTCCATGACCCGCGCCCGAAGCCGTGGGTCAGCGGCCTGCAATTCCTGATAGGGACTATCGGCATTCCAGACCGTTTGCATGACAAACTCTTTCCCATACTGACGGACCGCCGCATGATGTGAGGCGCGGATACGCCCCTTAATGTCCGCATCGGCCACAATCGCATCGGTCGAGAGTGGCGGCGGATCTTCATACGTGCCATCGAGCTTCTTCTCGATCCGCTCGTTCTGCATTCTCAATGACTCCAGCGTGCGCTTGAGGTCGGCATTTTCTTGGCCGAGTCTCAAATTCGCCTTCGCTTGGTCAGAGAGTTGCTTCCGTAACGCATCGGGGTCGGGAGTTGCCTCTTTGGGAGCCACGTCGCTCTTAACCGGCTGATCCGCCTTCGCGGGAGCTACGATCTTGGCGGGTGACTGATCCGTTGAGGGAGGGTCCGACTTGACCTCGGCTGTCTGTGTTGGGACTTCAGCAGCTTTCTCAACAGGCTTGTCCGTTGGCTTCGGCGCTAGCTTGCCAAGAAAACTGCCCAAGGAAGCGGGGGCTTTTTCAAGGGTGGGGGTACTCATAGTTCCACCAACAGGTTGTCGTCGGCAAACCGTTGCATTTTCGCGGCGGTCAGTTCTTTCGCCGCCTCAATCTTGGCTTGGATCTCAGGGGTAATCTTCTCGCTCGCCTGGAAGAATCCGCCTGTTGCCAACAACGCGCCGGCCCACTCTAACGGCACGTCACAAGTCAGCGGACCATGCGAATCCACCGCTCGGGTAAAGACCAGTTGCAGGTCGAGCTTCTGGCTATTCGCAATCAACGGAATCGGCAGCTCCACCACCTTCTGTGACCCTTTCATGTGCCCCGTATACTTCATTTTGATCGTGGTTTTACTCGGTGCCTCAACAGCCATTGGCCCCCCCTTGGTGTCTGGTTAGGTAAAAAACATCTTCCGTTTCCGAATCTTCAACACCCGCACGCCCGCATCAAAATCATCGACAATCTCATGCACTTCATGCTTGTGAATCGCCTCCAGGTCGCCATCGAACTCCCGCGCCAGAATGCGCCGGTTCAGTTCGGTAATCCGCTGGGGATCTTGCAGGGCTTCGTTGTTCATGGGGATGCGAATTTCTTTCATGTGCTCGCCTTCGCTTTTTTGGCCTTCTCTTTGTCGGCTTCGGCCTTCGCCATCTGCGCCTTATGATCCAAGACGGTCCCGATAAGATCGGCCTTGAGCTGCGAGCCGTGCGTCATCAATTCGACCTCTTGCCGCTTGTCGTTCATGCGCTCCACGCTCTCCTGTTTCGCGCCAGCCGTCATCGCCCCGACTTGCTTCGTAGACGGCTCGCCTTGTTCTAGTTCGTATTGCGCGAGTTCGGGCATGTTCAGTTTCTTCGCGGCAAAGACGGCTTTCTCTTCCTTGGTGAGGTCGCTCCAATTCAACGTCATGCTGATCTTGGGTTCCGGTGGCGGTTGCTGCGCCATCTGGTCCAACATCTGCATCAGCCCTTCCTTCTGCTTGGGCTTGATGTTCGACAACTCCAACAGGAATTTGGACGGCCCGGGGCCGAGCGGAAGAATCTGTGGAAGGAGATCGGCAATGATTTGGAACTGCTCACTTTGCAGGGTGAGGGAATCTTCCACATCGCTAATGACGAAGTTGAACTGCATATCCCGCAACGCATCGAGCCGCGACTTGGGGAGCGACACGACTTTCGCCGCCTGGGGATCGTCGGTGATTTGAAACACGAGATCGTCGGTGAAATGCTGGCAGATGAGGCCCCAGACCTTCTTGAGCTTAATGCGCCTGGTGCGCCGGATGTTCGTGAACAGCGGCATATTCACCAAGTCCGTCGCCATCTGTTCCCGCGCCTTCCCCACCCCGCTCCGCATCTGCGAGCCCGCGCCCTGATTCGTCGGGTCATCGCCTGAGACCATATTGAAGGCTTGTTTACTCTCCGCGTGCATGGACATCTGACTTTGGCCCATGTCCTGATTCTTGATGAGTTCGATGCCGTCCAGTTTGCGAACCTTCATCACGCCATCAGGCCGCGCCTTCTCTTGGGCAAACTCCGCCCAATCTTCCACCGCGTTCTGTTCGATAATGGCTTGGTTTGTGGAGAGCAGGTGCAGGGCCTTGGAGCGGCGTTTGTCGATTTCCTTGCTGATGCTCACGAGGTTCCGCACCGGACCGAAGGGTTCCCCGGACTTCTTGCGGTCGGCAAAATAGGGGATGAACGGAAACATGCCGTCCTGGTCTTGGAAGCGGTCGTGATAGATCAACACCCCACCGCAATAGATGCCCAGCCACATTTCCTCGGCCTGCACCGTTTCGATTTCGCTGCCGGGGTTCATCCGCTGCGCTTGCCGTGGCCCGAGATAGTCAAGTTCCACGCGCACGCCCGTGGGGGTAATCAGCACCCGCTTCATCACTTTCCGTTTGTAGTAGACCTCCACCGGACGCAACCGCTCACGGTACGGATCAAAATAGTTCCAGTTGGCCTGTTTCAAGACGCGAGGGTCGTTCAACCCCACCGCCGTATTGCTGCCCCCCGGTAACGACATGACGCATTGGCGCAACGCGTTCGCCTTGTCAGGCCACAGTGCAATGGCATCGTCCAGATCCAGCCACTTGGACCGGCAAATGAACTTGGCGTCCTCGTTCCAGTCGTAGCGGCGGGAGTGGGGGTCCGGGAAGAGGTAAAAGGGGTTTTCTTGTCGAAGGGTGACGAACGGTTCACCGTCCGCATCCTGACTACTCACGGCCTCCATGACGCCGAACCCCCCAGTGAACCCGTCTTTATAGGCGTCGGCTTCTTCAAACTCCGCGCCGTTGGATTGATCCACCCACTTAAAGAGATCGGCGGCGGTGGCGGCGGTCACGTCATCAATGGGCGCGTTGCGCCCGAGGACACTCACGGTACTATGTTGGCGCTGGTGTTGGCCCAGGAGTCGGTCGATCTTGGGCTTAATGAGGTTTTCCGTGACTTCCGGTTGTCCACGCTCTTGTAGCATGGCCTTTTCGAGGGCCGTCCAATGCTCGCCCTCGTAGAACTGGAAGTCCTCGTCCGCGTGCGTGCGCCAGTCTTTCCAGACCGGCGATAAGAGCGCAGACGTAAACATGCGTTCGAGTCGGCACACGGTCTCGTTCGCCGTTTCACGACTCAGACTGTATTCGGAGATATTCAGGGATGAGGTATAGGCCAATGCGACTCCCTGGATTGGCCAGGGCGTCGTGCGAAGGGGCACGGGGAGCTGGGTAGGATGTGGCTAGCCCTTATCAGGTCTGTCTGGGATTGTCAACTGATACTTCAAACACTGCTCCACCAGAATCAGCATGGCCCGCAAATGCCGGCGCAAATTCATCAAGTCCTCGTAGGTCAACCGCGAGAGATCCACCGAGGTCATACGAGATTCCACGGGACCGTCCGTTCCTGCCGACGACTGCGCTGCGCCTGACGCGACACCCGCGACACGCAATAGCGACGGGCATATTCGCGCAGGCAGAGGGCGTCGGCCTTATTGGGGGACTTGACCCCCCGCTTCCGCAGTTCCTTCTTGCTTTCGATTTTGATCTTGCCGCCCTCTTCCCGCCAATGGATGTCGGTCAATTCGGCAAAGAGTTCGTCATCCATCGGAATGCTGATCTTCCGCTGCTCGAACACTTCCCGGATGTTCCACCAACATTCGTCCCGCAACCGATGGAACCGCGCCTCCTGGCTCGGCACTTCCGCCACATTCACATCATGCACGTTTTTGAGATTGGCAATCCGGCTCAGGTGCGAGTACACCCCCGCGCCCAGGCCGATCACGTCAATGGCTATCCCGTAAGGGCCTTCTTCATCCATCAGGAGTTCGCGCAGACACCCTTCTACCTTCCACGCAATCTGCGTCGTATCAATCCCCTGCACTTCAAAGATGGGTGTACTGGGACTATGCGGAATAATGATATGCCCACGGCCAGGGATAATGATGGTCTTATCCTCGCCCCCGCCGCCGACATCCACTCCAATGGTCAACGGTTCCAAAGGGTCAAGAATCGCCTCGCGCTCTGTCGCTTCCATCACCCAGTCCCACGGAATCAAAATATCTTCTGCCGCCAGTGGGGGCAGTCCCCGCACGCGAATGCGGTAGTAGTTCGACTCCCGCCCGTACTTCTCGGCCAACCGTGCATGGTCCGCCGCCATGTGGGGGGCAAAGACCGGATTCGTTTTGGCGAGTTCTTCACAGTCCCAATGGTGGCACATCCAGTGCTTGCGGTCTTTGGATTGCGAATCAATGGCATAGCCGTGCGAGCGGGTCGGGTTGTAGATCATCAGAATCAAGTTGCACACCCCGCCCAACCCGCCCTCCAACGGACGGAACACGGCATCAGGCACGCCCGAGGCTTCGTCAACGATAATGACCATGTAGCGTTCGTGCAACCCGCCTAACACTTCCGCCTGTTCATCGGGGCTGCTGTTCTTTTGAATCGTGCGCGGCTCAATCCACCACTCTGCCGGCCCCTCTTCAGCGCGGTAAATCTTCTGCGCCCGATGGATGAATTGTTCCTTGAGAAGGTCACATCCACGGATGAGCTTATGAAACTCCGGCCAAAGGACGGATTCGATCTGTGGACCCGCCGGCGCGGTGACGCGGGTTTTGGAATAGGGCATACAGAACAGCGCGTGCATCCCGATCCAT